ATTGGAGTTGAACCTTCCAAATCATTTGATAAGTCCATGTTATTTAGGGAATCCATTATTACATTATATAGTTTTTATTACCTCCTCTTAGACGCAAAACAAGATGTAGTGTGGATTCCTTTTGGATATTATAATCCGACAGTGTGCGTCCATCCTCCAGTTGTTTACCCGCGAAGATGAGTCGTTGCTGATCAGGTGGGATGCCCTCTTTGTCCTGGATTTTGGCCTTTACGTTATCGATGGTGTCGCTGGATTCAACCTCCAGGGTTATGGTCTTGCCGGTAAGAGTTTTGACGAATATTTGCATTGCCTTTACTATTTTGATATAGCATAATTTTTTTAAGAGCCTTTCTTGGAAACAGTTATTGCTGTTTTCTTTTTAATTTTGTTGGGGTCGCCTTGGTTTGTGTGTTCGTGTTTGGGGTTGAAGTTTTTCTTGTGACACTGCCAGAATTGAGGTGACCCCACCCTGAACCCCGACCTCACCTTGGCCTTGTACCAAAACACACAATCCTGAATCCTGTTGCTCTTTGATGTATTATCCAACACTAAACATTCGTAGTTTTCTGTACAGGCATTCATCACCTGATTGAACATATCGAAGGTTGGAAAAATTCCAAAGAATGCCTTGTAGAGTTTTTCTCTGTTCTGGATGACATTCTCTCTCAGTATAAACACGTAATCCACGTTGGCCCTAAGATCGGGTGTGAGGTCCATGCAATACTGCATGGTCAACATGAAAAAAAGTTTCCAGTGCCTGCCATTCATGAAACACTGTCTGATGCACGTGTCCTTCATGAATTTTCTGTCGTACATACAGTCGTCCAATAACAGAAAGGCGCCAGGTGGATTCGGGGCACCCAATCCTATGATCTTCTTTTGGCGCTCCAGAACCCTTTCGATGGCTTCCCTGTCGTAATCACCGTAGATGAACAACTCCGGTATGAATTGACCGTAGTGGTGGTTGCCTTCCTCCGTCGCGGACATGACTATCCCAGCTGGAATGTGTTTTTTGTGATAAATTATGTCAGTGACCAAAGTGGATTTGCCAGTTCCTCTCTTTCCTATGAAAACACAAACCTTGTCATCTGCCATGTTGGCCGGATTGAACTTTTTTAGTTGTATGTTCATAACTATTACCTGTGTGGATTTATTTGTTGACTTTTTTTCACAGTTGATAGTAGAATGGCTAGTGGTCGTGTTCAGCTGGCTCTAAGCGGTATCCAAGATTACTTTTTGACTGGTGATCCAGACATAACATACTTCGAACAAGTTTATAAAAAACACACCAAGTTTGCTTTGGAAACGTTGGACAATGTGTTTAACAATAAATACGTTAATTTCGGTGATACCATTCGTGGTACAATCGAAAGAAGAGGAGATATTATAAGAAATATATATTTTAGAATTCAATTGTCGGAACTTTCACCCAGTGTTGGTTACACCGATTCCATAGGTAATGCGTTGATTGAATACGCAGACCTGATCATAGGCGGTCAGGTGGTTCAACGAATAAACGGTGAATACATGGAGATATTTAACCAAATGTTTGTGGATGAGTCCCAGCAGACTGGCATAACCGCCACCGTGGGTTCAACCGGAACCAGAACAGGTTTGGTGTCGTCGCCCCTCCCGAGAACCTTTTTCCTGAACCTGCCCTTTTACTTCAGAAGAGATGACCCGCTCTCGATCCCCCTCTGTGCTCTCACGAGACAGGAAGTGGAGGTGGAGATAAAACTGCGTCCCTTGGAACAACTGGTGGTTCAGGTGGCTGCCGGAACACCCCCGCCACAGAACGCCACCATATTAAAGGCGTCTTTACCAGTTGAATACGTGTTCCTTCAAGAAGATGAAATAGCCTATTACAAAAATAAAAGAATCGAACACACAATCACCCAACTCCAGAGACACTCTGAGACCGTCGAATCCAATGTTAACACCGTACAATTTAGACTGCCATTCATAAACCCAGCGAAGGAAATATACATCGTGATACAAAACAAATCTAACGTGGCACCAGATCAAAACGATTGGTTCAATTACACCAACGAAGGACAGCATCAGTTGACATCCCTACAGTTGGACTTTAACAATGAAACCTACCTCGATCCAGAAGTTGCCGACACTCTTTTCTTGTACGCCCTTCAACCGATGAGCAGACACACCAGAGTGCCTGATATATACCTGTATAACTATAGTTTCGCACTGGACCCAGAAAACTACAGACCGACGGGGCAGGTTAACATGAGCAGGATCCAGAACAAACTATTAACTTTGAACCTCACACCATCTACAGACGAAAGAGAAATTAGGATATACGCAAAATCCTACAACATCCTGAGGATAGAAAATGGATTGGCCGGAGTGTTATTTATAGATAACAATTTCTATTAGAATAAACAATGGAGCAGGCGTGTTACGACATTATACTTCCAGTAATTGAAAAGGCTTCATTGTTGGCCGCCAAGTATGTGAAGGCGTGCGAACGAAACACACTGACGGCGATGGATCTCCAGTACGCGATGAAATACTGTGTCAGATATGAGGTTGGCGTAGACATGGGAAGTATATTTACAGAATCTGAATCAGACTCAGAATCCGATTCGGATTTTGAGTTTGAAACGGTCAACGAGGAAGAGGAACCATTCACCAGATACACAGGCGAAGATGTAGAGATTTTAAGAATCAATGAATGTTTTGATACATGGGAAAGTTGGGAGCCAACTAACCCAGCCGAAAGTATGCTTAAGGATGCCATCAACAAAAATATGTATTGAGGGTAAATGTCTACACTAACATTCAGACCAGTCAAGAACATAGGATACAATGCTCCAGTCGGAATAAACGTTGAAGACTTTGAGTACTGTAAGTTCGATAACAAGGAAGTGGAACTCGATGACAACGAGATTTGCGCACCTTCTGACGATGAGTGTGAAGAAGACACGGACGATGACGACGCCGCGAGTGAATCGGTGATGACTACAGATGATTCATGTTCAGAAATTTCAGAGGACTGTGACTTCTCAGCCATTATAAAGAACCGCAGAAGGGTCACCGAGAAAGTCTACAGCGTGGTTCTCCAGGAAGAGGAATTTCTCCCAGAATAATTTTCTAAATATATATTAAACATTCATGGATCCCATTAAGACTACCCTTTCTCTCGCTTCCCAGGTTGAGAATCAGGCCCTCAACTCGATCGTGGCTGGTTTCAGCTTCGCCTCTGCCATCGCGTACATGGATCTCGTTCGCTGGGCGCTCTCCACGCTCATCAAGGTGAACAAGAACGGTGGCCAGTACTACCTCATGACGGCGCTCCTCACCACGCTCATCTCCATCGTGGTGTTCATGGTGATCAAGCGCTTCCTCAAGCCGGACATCAAGGCGCCGTCGGCCCCGATATACGCGGTTTCGGCTTAAGAAATATAAGAACAATGAGACCCACCAATAATATAGCCCCAACTATGACAAAATGGGGCACTCTGGACGGAACTTCTAGAGACGGTATTTCCACAGGCGGGGGTAGTTCCATGGGTTTTAAGGTCTGTTGATCCTTTAGGGGTTCAAGTTTATCCAGGGAACAGGTTACCCTAAACTTCAAAAAGAGATTTCGATTACCAAAGTCGTATGGTACCAGTCTCGATCCGTTGATGTAATAAATACGAATCCTCAACCGATCGATGCTCTTAAATCTACCCTCGTGGAAGTAGTATTCCACAGGATCATCTGGCCCCTTGTAGGTCATCATGCCTCCAGCAGATGTTGACGTCAATATTCTGGCCGTATAAAGCGACTGTCCCTCGTGACGGTACACCTTCTTTTTCAGGTCGTCCAGGCCGCTGGTCACCCTCAGGAGAAGCGTGTTTGGTCCGTGGAGATCTATGACCCCTCCAGCGACCGTACCCCCCACCACATTGCTCAGGTCCAATCCCAGGACGCTGAAGGGAGAATAAGAATCCAGTTCCATCTTGAAGTTGTTGGGGGTTCCAACATTGGAAAAGGTTAGCGCCATGGTGTTGGAGTTGTATGTCACAGTGGTTAAATTGGATCCACTCACAGCCTGCTCAATGTCATAGGCCAGGTCGAACCCAGAAGAATAGAATTTGTTTTCCAACGTGTATGGTGTACCATCTATGACTAACACATTACTACCACCATTTATAGTTGGTTGAGTAAGAGGTATGTTGGCAGAGATGAGTCTAAAATCAGACACGTTGTA